TTACCAGTCGAGCGCCTTTGCCGCCCGCTGCAGATAGTCGGGATGGAAGCGCGCATACACGCTTTCGGTGATGCGCGAATCCTTGTGCCCGAGGTAGGCGGCGATCTCGGCCATCGGCACGCGCTCCTCCGCCATCCAGACTGCCGCCGAGTGCCGGAGCATGTGCGGGGTACAGTGAACGCCTGACCGCGCGCTGGCAGCCTCCATGCCCTTGCGGATCGACGCGATGCGCAGCCCGTTGTGCTCGATCACGAACGGGGTGAGCGCGGCCTCTTTCGCCTCGAGCAGCAGCGCGTGCAGCCGCTCGTTGATCGGTACAATGCTGCGCCCTTTGTTCGGCGCCTCCTTGTCGGTGGTCTCGGCGTCGGCCACCCTGCCCTGCTTCGGCGGCTTCAGGTTCAGGATGCGCTTCTCGAGATCGACTCGCATCCACGGCAGCGCCAGCAGATGCTTGGACCGGGCGGCAGTGGTGAGCGCCAGCTGCACGAACAATTGGACGTGCGGCGCGTGGCAGCCGGCGAGGAACCTACGGAACTGCGCCTTGGTCAGGTGCTCGACCTCCGACTCAGGCATCGCCGGCAGTTTGATCGGTGGCACATCGGCGCGCGCGATCAGCTTCTCCTCGGCCGCCCAGTGCACGGCCGAGCGGATCGTGGCGAGCTCGTTGCGGATCGTGTTCGTCGCGCGCTTGCGCCAGTCGATGTAGCCGCCGGCGGTGTCCTTATCGACGTGCGCGAGCCTGAGCTTCCCCCAATAGGGTTCGGCGGCCTTCCACGCCTCGCGCTTGCGCTTCTCGTCTTTCTTGCCGCCAAGGGTGTCGAGGTAGGCGCGGACGATCTGCCCTATTGTGTCGGCATGTCCGAGCGTCCGCTTGGCCCAGAAGTCACGAGCGATGGTCTCCGCGGCGGCTCGATCATTCGTGCCAAGCGAGACACGGTGCGGTCCAGCGTCGTCAGACCACTTGATGCACCAGTGCCAGTAGGATGAGCCGTCTTCCCGCTTCCGGGCGAGCTTTCCGAATCGGTAGGGTTCCCCTGGCACTCGTATTCCTCCACCGCCTCGGGCTTGATGCGCCACAGCTTGCGCCCGAGCTTGAATCCTCGCAAGCGGCCGGCGTTCAGCTCGTCATAGACGAACGTTTGCGAGCATCCCCAGTAGTCGGCGAGGCTTGCCACGGTGAAGGGGCGCGCGCTCACCGCTCACACTCCAGCCGGCCATACCGAACGACTGCCAGCTTAGCCTTAACCATCAGGCACTCGACGTCGACGCCGCGAACATAGACCTTCGCCGACAGCCTGCCCCATGATCCATCCCCGGTAATGCGGTAGGATACAGGGCCAGAGCGTAAGATGTCGTTCAGGTAGTCGCGGGCCTCGATAGCCTTCCTGTGGTCGCACCAGGCTTTAGCGCGTCGCTTGTCGCCAGCTCGGCAGGGCGGTGATCCCGGCATCTCGGGTGCGTCGATCGCCTCGAGGCGCAGCTTCAGGCCGTCGCAGCGGATGCTGTCGCCATCGGTGGCTAGGATAGCAGCGCAGATCAGGAGAGGGGTCACCTCGTCTCATCCACAGGAGTAGAGGTCAGGGCCTTGCGCATGTCCTCGAACGCTTCGAGCGGGACTAGGACGTGGATCGGGTGATGCCCCGCGCTCGTCTGATAGTCGTCTGCCATGCGCTGGCAGGACTCCCGGAGCGGCCTTGACTGTTCGCGCAGTTGGTTACGTTCTAAGACCAACGCCTCGATCTTGCCGGGCTGGCGGCGGTTGCGCTCGAACGCGGCCGTGTACCGCTCAAGGCATGTGCGGCACCGGCGCTGCGTCCGGTCAACGCGGGGGATCAGCACCACATTCTCAGGCGTCAGCTCGTGCCCCTGCCGACAGTGTGACTGGCGCGGTCGGCCTTTCACGACTGCACCCCATGAACGTTGAGAAGGTCGGCGACGCGCTCAACGAGGCTCTGCCCGCTCGCCCCGATCTCGGTTGCCAACACCGCCACGTTCGTCTGCTTGTCGGCGACGTACCAACGGGCAGGCTCAATTGTTGATTGGAAGGCCGAATAGCGCGGCGAGGTGTCCACCTTTGCGATCCAGGCAGGAGCACTGAGGGCGGATGCAATGTCGCCAGCAAGGTCGCGCATCCGCTCCTCGCCCGTAGTTATGTCGGAAGGCGCGGGATCGCTTAGCAGGTCAACGAGCGAATACGGAGAAGAGGGATCGCCGACCTCGTACATACCGGGCACGTTCCAGTCGCGGAGAACCTTGTAAATCACCTGCGCCGGCCGCTCCACCTCTCCCTGTCGGTTGTCGGCAGGCTCTATGGGCTTGGAGAGGGCGGCTAGGACGGCGGCGACATCCGCATAGTGGATCGGCACGCCGGCCTCGCCGGGGTCGAGCTGTACGCCGCGATCTGCGACCCATGCACGAAGGCGAGCAACTGCGTTGTCGAGATTGGGAGCAACATCAGCCGTCACCTCGGATACCGGGGCCTGTGCTTGGGCATTGGGGGAGAGGGCGATGCGGGTGATGGTCATGCCGCGAGCCGATCGTCGCCGGCTGGCAGAAGCTGGCCCCACTGATCCGCCATCGCCGCCGCAATCCCGCTGAAGAAGCGGCTGCGCTCGCGCCACCGATCCGGACCCGGCGACATGTGATGCACGCGCGGTTCGCGACCCTCGACGATATCGGTGGGCACCAGCGGCGGAAGGTTCTTCAGCCACAGGCAGGTGCGCTTCGTCTCGCCGTGCCCGAACTGCCACGGCTGCACCGACTGCGCCGGCTCGGCATAGCCGACGATGCGCTCCTTCGCGTGGCGGTGCATCACCGGGTTCTCGACAGCAATGCGCTCGATCGGCGCGTTCCAGAATGCGGAGAACAGCGCGGCGCCTTCGTCGAGGTCGGCCCACATGTCGGCGAGCGTGCGGCCAGCCGGCGGCTTGGTGAGCCAGCGGACGCCGGAGTTGCACAGCCGGGTGCAGGGCGGATGCGCAACGATCAACAGGTCCCACATCCCCGGCTGCAGCAGATCCCGCGCATCGCCCCGGATATGCCGGTTCGAGCCGTCCTCGCTGGGCAGCAGGTCGCACGACCATGCGTCGTGGCCGCGCGCAAGGAAGGCGTTGCGGACGGTGCCGCTGAATTCGCAGGCGATGAGAACCCTAGCCACCGATAGCACCCCTGAGCTGACACTCCCCGCCGAGCACAAACCGCCCGTCGTCGAGCCTGATGATCGTCACTGACTCCATCCTCGCGGCCGATCGCACCGGCCGTCCGGGGGTGTCAGTCGGCCGCGCGCCGGAAGCCCTCCGGCGTATATTCCCTCTGCCGGCGCAGCTCGTAGATCCCGGGCTCGATCAGCAGCGTCTCATGCGTGTCGAATGACCGCTCGTGGACTAGCTCGACCGGATCGCCCTCGACAACGAGGTAGGAGCGGAATTCGTCCATCGCCGAGAACTGCGGCGGGTCGAACTGGCGAACGTCGGGCCGTTCCATGACGATGTGGTTGTGACCGGTCTCGCTGTGGGCCAGCACGAACTTGCCGGCATGCGCGGTCGCTGCCTTGAGCCCATCGGGCAAGGCATCGATGCGGCGGATGACCAGATCGCCCTGGGCCGCCATGGTGGTAAACGTCTTCATGCTTCGTTTCCTCTCTCTTCAGGTGCGCACTTCGAGTTGATAGTCGGCGGGATCGTCGAAGCCGTAGGTCCAGGCGTTCGCCTGCGCCGCGGTCTTCATGTTGGGTGGGACCGGCAGCGCGAAACGCCGTCCGGTGCCGCAGGTGACGCGCAGGAACTGCTCGTTGCCGATATCGGGGATGGTGACGCGCACCAGCTCGCCGATCTCGGGGTTGTCGTGTCGGTCGATCGACTTCGCATCGAGCTGCTGCAGGATCGTTTCCCAGCCGAGGATTTCGCAGGCGGCGCGGCGCTGTTCCATGTTCGGCCAGCGCAGTGCGTCCTCGGCCTTGATCGCCTTCTCGGTGATCCAGTTTTCCGGGACGCGGACACCATGCCAGGCCCAGAGGCCGTAGCCGTCGGCATATTCGACTGCCGGGCCGTCCTCGCGGTGTAAGCGACGCTGATCATCCCAGCGGATGGTGCGCGGACGTTCGGAGGCGATGACGATGCCGTCGTAGGGCCACCACCATTCGCACTGCGTCGAGACACGCTCCATGATGTCGAGGTGCGCGGCCGTCTCGGGCTTGAGCTTGACGCCGATCGTCTCGGCGAAGCGCGCCCAGGCGATCCAGTAGAGGTCCTGCGAACCCCACAGGAAGTGGGGATCGTAGGCTGGCTGGTCCCTGAGCTGGTCCCAGAGCTGGCCCCCGAGCTGGTCCCAGAGCTGGTCCCAAAGCTGCGACCGAAGCTGCGACCGAAGCTGCGACCCAAGCTGCGACCAAAGCTGCGACCAAAGCTGCGACCCAAGCTGCGACCCAAGCTGCGACCCAAGCTGCGACCCAAGCTGCGACCCAAGCTGCGACCCAAGCTGCGACCAAAGCTGCGACCAAAGCTGCGACCAAAGCTGCGACTCAAGCTGCGACTCAAGCTGGTCCTTCTTCGGCATCTTGAAAATCTGCAGCGCGAGCATGCATGCCGCCGGGCTGTCGAAAATGAACAGCGTCGGCGCGGGCTTGCCGATCACCGCATAGACGTCGGTGAGCGCGTCCTGCAGCGCCGGGCGGTCGATGCGGCCGCCGTTGCAGGCGATGTCGAGATAGCGCTGGCGGAACGCCGGGAGTTCGGCGGCTTGCTCCGGGGTGAGAGATTCGATTTTCTTCATGGCAGATTCCTGCGGCGGGAAGTCGGTGGCGGTGATGCGGTTTAGGGCGGGCATGTCAGAAGGCGCCGCCGCCGGTCTCTTCGCCTGCGCCGGCGAGCTCAGCCTTGCGGGCGGAAACCGCGGCCGACAGCCGCGCGGCCTGGTCGGTGCTCAGCTGGTCCATCGCGCCGACGATGTCCTCCTCGATTGCCGACATGCGATCGAGCGTCGTCGCCTTCGCGATCGCGGCCAGACCGCGGCGGGTGTATTGCTCGGTGGCGTCCGGCTCGTCGCTCGCGCCGCCATCGCTCGCGTTCTGCTGCTGCCTCGTCGCCTCGGCCTGCAACGGCTTTACGACATGCGGCGCGCGCTTGCCCTTGGTCTCCATCAGCGCGATCGTCATCTGGCCGTCGATGTGGCTCATGTGGCTGATGCGGATGCCGCCGACCGCCATGCCGCCGAACTTCACCTTCGGATCGCGGAACAGCGTCATCGAGCGGCCGACGTATTCGGCAGCCTGCTTGCCCCAAGCGGCCATGATCAGCCGGCGCATGGTCTTGCACGGCTTGAACGGCTTGTCGTCGTCGCCATCAAAATAGAAGCTGACGGGCTGCTCGGGGCTACCCTCGTTGGCGCTCACCCCGCGGACCCGGATCGTGCGCGGGCCGCCGATCAAGTCGTCGGCGTTGAGCTGGTCGCTCTTGGCCTGGACGAACTGGCTCATGTCGATGGGGGTGTTCATACGATCATCTCCTGCTCAATTCTGCGTTCGGTGGGGATCAGTCGCGCACCGGACGCAATCGCGGCCTCGAAGGCGACGCGCTTCTCGGCGATGCGGGCTTCGAAAGCGGTGGCGGCCTCGACGATGGCGGCCTGCACGCGCTCGTCCGGAAAGACCCGGATCGTCACCATGGGCAGCCCGCCCGAGTAGCTGATGAAGTCGCACCACTTCCGCTCGGTCACGAGCAGCTCGGTCTGTACCTGCAGCACATAGTCGTCGGGGATCGTGCCGGCCGCGACGTGGTCGGCGATCGTCTGCACCTGGAATTTCTGGCGCCGGCTCTTGCACTCGATCAGACCGTCGTCGCCGACGAGACCGTCGGGGGAGCAGCCGACCGTGAAGCCGAAGCGGTCGTTGGTGACGAAGCCGCATTCCTCGACCGGGGCATAGCGCTTCGAATAGACGGCGCGCGCCTCGATCTCGTCGTCATAACCGCGCAACATCTCGTCGCCGATGTAGCTGGGCTCGACATAGTTGCTGATGCGCTGGGCGAGCAGCTCATAGACGTGGGCCCGCGTCTTGTCGTTGTCGGCGACCTTCAGCGTCGGCGTCAGGATCAGCTTGACCTCGGACGCGGTGAGCAGGCCGCAGCGGGCCTGGTGCCATTCGTCTGAACCTTGGACCAGCTCGCGGTGGTAGCGCACCCCGGAACCGCGCGGCGCCTTGGAGACGCCGGCTGCCGGTTCCGCGGGCTCGACATAGCCGGGGTCGAAAGGGTTGTCCGACATGGTCAGAACTTCAGCGTCACGGCCGGCACTTCGCCGGCGATGATGGCGAGCACGATCTTCTGCGCGCACTCTTCCGAGACGCCGCAGGTCATGATCGCTTCCTTGGCGGCGCGCTTCACGGCGGTGCGGTGCTTCTGGTTCGCCTCGCGCGCGGCCTGCTCATCGGCCAGCCGCTTGGCCTCGGCGGCGCGAGCAGCTTCCTCGGCGGCGATGCGTTCGCGTTCCGCCTGGGCGGCGCGTTCGGCTTCCTCGGCGCGCTGGCGCTCGGCGGCGAGCGCGGCCTCGTGCTCGCGCTGGACCCGGCCGCGCTCCTCCTGCGCCAGCCGTTCCGCCTCGCGCTGGGCGGCCTCGGCGGCATCGCGGCGGGCCTGTTCGAGGCGCTCCGCTTCGGCGGCTTCGGCGGCAACGCGCTGGCGCTCAATCTCTGCGAGCCGATCACGTTCGGCCTGCTCGGCGCGAGCCTTCTCCTCAGCGATACGCTCCGCTTCGGCGCGGGCGGCAGCTTCGGCGCGCAGCCGCTCGAGCTCGGCGCGGTCGGCTTCTTCCTGCGTCAGGCGAGCCAGCGCTGCCTTCAGCGTGGCGACGGTCTGAGCCTTCGCCGTCTCGGCCTCGTCGAGCAGGTCGCCGAAGCGATCGGCGTCAATCGCCGTTTCCCAGACGGTCTTGCCGCGCTCCCGCACCGACGCGGCGGTGTCCTCGGGAGTCACGATCGCGGCCTGCCGCATCGTATCGATCACGGCCTGGCATGCGGCGACGCGAGCCTTCTCAGCCTCTTCCCACGCGGTGAGCGGGGCGCGGACCTCGACCGCGAGCCCTTCGAGGCGCTCCTCGATGACCTTGCCGGCGGCGTTCGCCTGGCTGGTCATGTCGCGCCATTCCTTGGTGAGCCGCAGCCGCGCCTTGTCGATCGCGGCCTTCTCCGAGCGCACCTCGGCGGCGAACGAGCGCAGGGTCTCGCGCCCCTTGCGCGTCGTGACGTCGGCATCGGTCGGGGCCTTCGCCTTCAGCTTCTCGTAGAAGGCGTCGAACTTCTGGCTGTCGAGCAGCACGATGCCGGGGTTCTGCGCAACGGCGACGACGATGTCGGTGCCGGTAGTGTCGTTGGCGACGACTTCGCCTTCAAGCGCTGGTGCGGTGGCCATGGTTTCACCTTCCTGAGGATGATTGATTTTCGGGGATGCGTGGGGGCTACCCATTGCCGAGCAGCCACATCAGCAGCACGCCCACCGCCAGCACGGCACCGATCAGCAGCCGCGCCTGCACCGCGAGGGCGCGGTCCTCGATCGCGGGCTCGGGGCGGGTGTCGGCGATCTCGCGCAGCTCCTGCCAGCGGCTCGGCAGCTGCGGGCGCGTGTTGAGCGGGTCGATCTCGGCGGGCAGGCCGGAGCTGTGGCGGGTCATGGTGGCCATGTCAGCGGGTCTCCGTGGTGAGGCCGGCGCGTTCGCGGGCCAGCGTTTCGGCAAGGGTCAGCCGACCGGCCGGGCAGAAGGCGGTGGCGCCATCGAACAGTCCGTCGGCGGCAAGCTCTTTCAGAACCGCCGGGGTGTAGGCGGCGGGATCGGCGCCATACTTCTCCAGCACGGCGTCGCGGCGCTTCTCGACGCCCGATCGATAATCGGTGTCGCACTTGCCGCAGCGGGCCTGTTCGACGCCGCGATAGAACGCGACCGCGCGCGGCTCGCGGCACAAAGGGCAAGGGCGGCCCATCTCAGCGAACCCCTTCCAGAATGAGCGCCAGCACGACGCACAGCGCGATGATGGCCAGCCAGCCGGCGAGGTCGGCGGCGAGGGACAGGAGCCTACCCACGAGCGGCGATCCGATGATCCTCGGCACAGCTGCCGCAGGTGTGGACCCAGTCGTTGCCGACCTTCGTGATCGCCCAGCCGTCGGCGCGTGCTGCTGCCAGCGCCTTGCCGAAGTCGTCCTGGTGCGTGGCGAGGCTCTCGCTGCAGTCGTCGCAGTGAAACTCGACGGTGCCGTTGCGGCCGCCCTCTCTGCGGATCATGACGGCCTCCCCATCTCGATCACGCGCATCTGCGTGCCGTCGAAAGCGTCGTCGCCGAGCCGCGCCAGTGTCGCGAGCGTCGGGCGCGCATAGCTGGAGCCGTCGTCGCGGGTGACGACGTAGAAGCCGGGCGGGACTGAGCGCAGAGCTCGGCGGCGGGCCTGGTCGACGCGCAGCAGCTCGGTGGCGAGCGCCTGGGGGGTGTTGAAGGGGGCGTTCATGAGGACGCTCCGGTGGCCGCAGTGGGCCGCGTCAGCAGCTTGCGAAGCTCGGCCTCGACAGCGACCAGTGCGGCGTCGTAGCCCCGGCCGAACGCCTCCTCGCCAGCCGCGTGCGTGCCGCCGCAGCTATCGACGGCTCGAAGCACATCTGCGAGCAGGGTTGCGTTGGCGAGGTCGATACCTTTCGCGAGATCGCGAAGCTGCTCAGCATCGGAAAAGCCGCACTCTCCACGATCGATCATCGGGCAATGCGCGTAGCCGCCCTGCCGCCTGCAGTAGGGGCCACAGTCCCGCTCGTCCGCGATGGCACGAAGCAGCTCCGTATCCGTGTGGCGGTAGGTGAGTGCGTGATTGGCATCGGCCGCCGCGCGCCAGTTCTTAAACAACTCATCGAGCCGAGCGTTCAGGCGCGGCGAAAGCAGCAGCGCCAGCGCCCACGCCTCATGGTCACGAAGGCTGGTCGTGGTGATCGCGCCTCCGCTCTCGACATGCAGCACGGTCCACGTCTCATCCGCGCCCTGCTGCTGCCGGACCCCGACGCGCCCGCCGGAGAAGTTGCGCTCCCACGGCTGCCAAGGCCGATCTGCCACGCTCACGACGCCACCCCCAGCGAGCCGATCCGGCGCGCCCCTTCCGGCAGCGTCGTGGCGACCGCCAAGCCCCTGATCTGGCCGAGGTACCGGCCCTGCAGGTCGAAGCGCGTCGGGCCGCCGCTCTGGCCCGGAACCGGGTTCGTCGGCTCGGGCTGGACGATCAGCGCGGCGTCGGTACGCTCGACCACGGTGCCGAGGCTGGCGTTGGTGCGCTTGCCGATCTGCATCAGGACGAACACGGCGTCGCCTTTGCCGAGGTCGGCGAGTGTCGCGGCGCGCGGGGCGTTTAGGGTGGCGGGTTGCATCACGCGGCCTCGCGCATGATGCGGACGATACCGGCTGCCAGATCGGCGTATGCCGCCGACTCTGCCGCCGACCATGCCGCCGACCATGCCGCCGACCGTGCCGCCGACTCTGCCGCCGACCGTGCCGCCGACTCTGCCGCCGACCGTGCCGCCGACTCTGCCGCCGACCGTGCCGCCGACCATGCCGCCGACTCTGCCGCCGACCCTGCCGCCGACCGTGCCGCCGACCATGCCGCCGACTCTGCCGCCGACCCTGCCGCCGACTCTGCCGCCGACCATGCCGCCGACTCTGCCGCCGACCGTGCCGCCGACCGTGCCGCCTCGCGCTCTTCGGCGCCCGGTATATCGCCAGCGCCGGCGCGGGCATGCAGGCCGATCATCGTATCGACGGCGGCGACCGCCGCGTCTGTCGTCTCGTGAGGGCGGGCCACAGCCGAAGCGCGCGAGAGCGGCAGCACGCATTCCGCCATCCAGCGGTGATAGACCGTGAACGGAACGTCGCCGTTCAGCGCCTCAAGTGCTGCGTAGAAATCGCGGCCCCATGCGAAGGCCTGCGCTTCGGGCTGGTTGTCGAACAGGCCCGGCACCGCTTGCGCCAGCCACGTCGGCATCACGGAAGCGGGGCAGTCCTTCGGGCTTTCGACCTTGTCGCCGATCACGCCGAGGGCGCAGGCGAGGTGGCGGCCGTCAGCGTCGGACGACTGCCAGGAATTGCGGACGAGGCGGCCCTCGGTAAGCGCCTTTTCGTAGCGCTGTCGGGCTTCTGCGGCGGTGGTGGCGATCAAGGCGGGTCTCCCAGTTGCCAGCCGCTGCATCGTCCCGCGCCTTGGTCCGGTTGCCGTAGCGGGTGGACCTAAGTGGCAGGGGTCAGGGAGCGGCTGATAGGGAGAAGTTCGCACATCAAGAACGACAGGTCAAACGAATTGTTCGCACTTCCCAAACCCGCATTGGCGCGCCGCTGCAAACCCGCTCGCATGGCGGGATGAAGCCGGAGCCCAAAGGGTGGGTGGCGGTGCGCGGGGCAAACCCGGCCGGCAGGCTGCGCGCTACCGAGAAGGAAGCGCGGGCGGATGCGGAGAAGATCGGGGAAGGCGCCTGGGTGGCGGCGGGAGCCGAGTCAGTCTATTCGGTCTTGGTGCGCTCCAGAAGCACGTCCAGCTTCTCGTTCACCTCGACGATCAACGCATCCTGCCGGGCATCGCGCTCGATCTGCTCGCGCTGCATGGCGGCCAACCCCAAGCCGCCGTCGAAGCGGTCGCCGCCAAACGCGAGCACGGCAATGATTGCGAGGAACAGGGTCACTGCCGAACCGATGACAGTGGTAACGAGCGTCCATGTCCCGGGAAGCTTGTCGAGTTCGCCACGCAGCTTGGCGAACTCCGTATCGACGCGGGCTTCGGCCGCCTCGATCTTGGCGTCTACAATCGCGGGGTCCATGCCCATCATGTTACTCCGCGCGCCCAGCTGCGGCAAGGCAGGTGACTGCTCAGTATCAAGCCGATCGAGCAAGTGCTGGAACGCGGGGCTAGGCCGCATCGCGATCCCCGGACACGGAAAGCATCTCGTCAATCTTGTTGTAAAGCGCCAGTATCCGCTTCAGCGCCGTTTCTTGCGCCTCCTCGAACTTCTCGGCGTCCCGGTAGAACGAATAAGTCGTGGCTCGCGCCTGAGAACTCATGGCGTCAACGACCTCCGAGATCAACACCAATATCGCCGCCGGGTCGACGGGCCTGCCGCCGTCCAACAATCGCGCCAGCGCGGCGGCCCGGTCCTTCCCGTTCACGAGCCCCTCCGAACGGCGTCAGTCATCGGTGCCGGTCCGCGGCATATCTGACATCGCTGGAGCGTCCTTGCCCTCGGACCTTGCGATCGTCAGCGCGGTGGCGCGCAGCCGCCGAAGCGCCATCGCGTCGTCGGGGTGCATGAGAAGCTCATAGGGACGCACCTGTAGGGCGAGCGCGGCCTCATTGACCACCTTCGGGGAATAGTCCTGCTTGCCGTTGTAGAGCTGGCTCGCTGTCGCCTTCGACCATCCGGCCAGCTTCTGCATGTCGGTCTGACGCACGCCATGGGCGTCCATCCATTCTTTCAGGAACCAGTTGACCGGCCCCTTAGGGATTCCGCGTCGTTGAGCCATGTTCGCATTGTGCGAGAAACGGCGGCGCTTGTCGGGTAGGCAGGTGCGAACTTTGCTACTTGCTGAAAGGTTTGCCATGTGCGAACTTAACGGCATGGCAACCACCATCACCGAACTTCGCGCCGAGCTTGGGCTGACGCTTGAAGCGTTCGCCGAGCGGGTAGGACTTTCCAGCAAGGGCTACGCCAGCGAGCTTGAGCGCGGCGGCCGATGTTCCGTCAAGGTCGCGCTCGAAATCGAGAAGCTGTCGGGCGGACGCATCCCCGCTGCCAGCCTCAACCCGGACGTGGCGCTGGTGGAGGCGGCTCGGCGCGTTACCGCCGACGCGCAGCGCCCCTCCGCCGAAGCGGCCGCATAGATGCGCGCCCTCCTCGTCGGCGCCTCAGCCGCCGCCATCGTCTTCCTCGGCTTCGCGTTCGGGCAGTGGTCGCTGAACCCCGCCACCTGGGATGAGCTGGCGCGCGGTTTCTGCGGCGGCTGGATGACCCTCATCGGCGGTGGTGCTGCTGTCCTCAGCCGCCTGCTTTCATCCCCGATGGACGAGGACGACTGATGCCGTCCCGGGGGCAACACCACTTCTGCGCGCCACCTTTCAGCGCCGACCCGACCCGGGCGGTGCGAACGCGCTACCTGCCGGCCCTGCCGGTCAACGCCGAGGCGCGCAGTCAGCGTGGGATTGCAGTCGGCGAAGGAGCGAACCGGGTCACTTTTTCCATTCGTCGCCCCACCCCCTCCCGGGGCGGCGATGCGCACGACGGGGCTGCAATGCCCCCGCGGTCCCGTCGTGCGCTCATGGTTCGTCATCATGGCGAAAAGGATGCCCTATGAGCGCGGGAACTGTCCCGAACCGTCGCGCGCCGTTGGTGTCCGACACGATCCTCACTCGGATCGGCGCCGCAATGATGGCGTACCGCGTCCGGACCCAGTGCTCACAGCAGACGCTCGCCGAGCTGCTGGGGCGCGAGGACCGCAAGTCGGTCGCCAGCTGGGAGAACGGCACCACCGAGCTTGGCGCGGTGCCGCTGCTCCGTTCCCTGCAGGTTCTCGACAAGCCCTATCGCGCCGAGGTGCTCGCCATCGTCGGCGTCGAACCGCACGACCTCGAAGCCGAGGCCGGCGATCCGTTCGACCTGGCCGACGGTGTGTCCGAGCTGCTGGCAGCGATCGTCCGACGGCTTCGCGATGGCAAGCTGTGCCACAACGACAAGCTATTCCTGGCCGGCATCCTCGAGCCGCTGCTCCCGGAGTTGAACGCCATCGTCGACGAAGCGCGGGCGCTGCGGTCGTGACGGCGCAGCCCATGCTTTTTGCGTCGCCCCGCGAAGTCGCGACCGACGAGGCGGTGATGAAGGCCATCGCCGACCAGGCGGTGATCGTCATCAACCTCTCGGGCGGGAAGGATTCAACCGTCGCCGGGCATAGCGTCATGGCGCTGCTCGACGCCCACGGCCACCCGCGCGAGAAGCGCATCGCTATTCACGCCGATCTCGGCCGCGCCGAGTGGCGGTCGACGGCTAGCGTCGTCGAGGCGGTTTCGTCGAAGCTCGGGCTGGAGCTACTGGTCGTGCGGCGCGGTGCCGGCGATATGGTCGCGCGCTGGGAGGTGCGGTTCAGCAACGCCCTCGCGCGCTACGCTGCGCTGGAGACGTACAACCTCATCGGGCCGTGGAGCCAGGCGAACAAGCGCTTCTGCACCGCTGAGCTGAAAGCGCAAGTCATCGGTCCCGAGCTGGCGCGCCGATATCGCGGGCAGCAGGTCGTTCAGGTGATCGGCATCCGCCGCGAGGAGTCGACGGGCCGCAGCAAGACGCCAATCAGCGCGCCCGACACGCGCTTCGCCAAGCCGGGCAACAAGCACGGCACGTCCATGATGATGTGGAATCCGCTCATCCATTGGCCGGTCGACGACGTGTTCGCCTGCCACCAGGAGAACGAGCTGCCGCTGCACGAGGCGTACACCGAATACGGCAGCTCGCGCCTGTCCTGCGCCTTTTGTGTCCTGGCATCGATCCGCGATCTGCGGGCCGCGGCCTCGGCGGCGGGCAACGTCGAGCTGTACCTGCACCTGGTCGGCATGGAGGCGTCGTCGACTTTCTCATTCCAGCCCGAGCGCTGGCTCGGCGATGTGGCGCCGGCGCTACTGTCGCCCGGCCTCGCCGCCGATCTGGAGCGGGCCAAGGTCGACGCGGCCCGCCGCCGTGAGATCGAGGCGGCCATGCCCGAGGGCCTGCGCTACGTCAAAGGCTGGCCGGTGCGCGTGCCGACCTGGGAGGAGGCCGCGGCGATCGTCACCGCCCGCAGCGAAATCCTGCGCCGCCATGGGCAGGAGGATCGCTATTCGTCGCCGCGCCTCGTCGTCGACCGCTTCGAGGAGCTGCTGGCGCTCAAGGCCGGGAAGCAGGCTGCATGACCCGCACCCTGTCCCAGCCCCATGTCCGCGGCGCCGCGACCAAGCGCCGGAACGCCACCGCCAGCCTTGCGCTGCACCGCGCCCAGCTCGACGCCGACCTGTACCGGAACAGCCCGGCCGCGCGCCTGCCCGAGGACGCCGGCGGCGACGTCACGCTGCATGCGACGGGAGTCCCGCAATGAGCAAGCTATGGCCGCCGAAGCGCATCGCGCGCTTCAAGGAGCTGTGGGCGAGCGACATGCCGCTGCCCGAACTCGCCGCCGAAATGGGCATGAACGTCGAGGCGGCCTACGCGCGCGGCAAGTCGCTTGGGTTGCCCAAGCGCAATGCCCGCCGCAGCCGGCCGCGCGCCGCGCCAGAAATGACCTACGACATGCGCAGCGTCGACATGCGCCCGACCTATGCCGCGCAGACCGCCGAGCTGGTCGAGCGCTGGATCGCGCTGTCGCTCCGGGTCCAGGCCGAACGGCGGGCGGCATGAGCACCGAAGACACCCCCGACGGCGGCGGCTCGATGCAGCTGCGCCGCTACGTCGCGCTCCGGCGCGAGGGCGTCGAGCGCGCCGACGCCTGCTTCGAATCCGGCTTGTCCGAAGCCGAGGCCGCGCTCGTCGACGCCGATGAAGCCCGCGGCGAGCTGGGCGCAATCAAGCCGCCGCCCCGCAAATCACGAGTCTCGAAAGAGAAAGGGGCGGTTGCAGCCGCCCCTTCAATTCCCAGTGGAGAAGGGATTTCTACCATGAATGCCGAAACCGAGAAACCCGAGGTCGAAGAGGTCGACGCCGGCGGCTTCCTGTCCGACAAGATCGCCGACGTCACGATCGAGTTCGCCGCGGCGACGCTGAAGGGCGACGTCCGCGACAAGTTCCTCGAGATCATCAAGCACCTGCCGCGCACCTATGCCGAGATGACCGAAGCGCAGAAGCGCGACGTCCTGCATTCGGTCGAGCGCCTCGCCGGCTACATCATCGAGCAGGCCTGCGAGACGATGGCCGCCGGTGGTCGGCAGACCATCGTCGGCAGCCTGAAGACCTACAAGCAGAAGGACAACGAGGTCGAGGCACAGGTGAAGTTCCTGGGCAGCTGGGAGGTCATCGCCGCGCTGCACCACGCCTGCGGGTCCACCGTGCAGCTCGTCGCCGTCAACGACGAGGACTTCAAGGGCCAGCGCAAGCCGGTCGAGGTCGAGCCGGACCAGGGTTCGGTTTTCGACGCCACCACGCAGGGCGAAGACCTCGCCGGTGAACAGCGCCTCGAAGCGGCAGAGTAAGCGATGCGTGCGAACCGGAGCTTCGCCCTTGGCCGCCTGAAAACCGGCGCGATGAACAAGACCGAGGCGGCGTATGATGCGCACCTCGAGACGCTTCTTCGCGCCGGGCAGATCGTCTGGCGGAAGTTCGAAGGGCTGAAGCTCCGGCTCGCCGACAACACCTTCTACACGCCCGATTTCGCCGTGATGGCGAGCGACGGCGTGATGGAGTGCCACGAGGTCAAAGGCTTCTGGCAGGACGATGCGCGCGCGAAGATCAAGATCGCAGCGGATCTCTACCCGTTCCGCTTCATCGCCGTGAAGGTGAAGCCGAAGAAGGACGGCGGCGGCTGGGAGGTCGAGGCCTTCTGATGGCTGCCGCTGCCCCTCTCTTCAAGGCGCCCCCCCGCGACCCGAATGAACGGTCGATGGCTACCTATCGCGCCGCGCGCCGCCAGTGGGCAGCCGAGGTGCTGGAGCAGCATGCCAGCCCCGACGACTGGGCCGCGTTCAAGGCCGCGGTTCGGACCCTGCGCACATCGAAGCAGGCCGGCGCCTTTCTGGACTGGCTGCGCGCGTCGTGGCTGCCGGCGGCGCATCCCGACGTGCGGGCACTGGCGCTGCGCGAGATCGCGCATTGTGCCGATGCGATCCGGGTCGAGCAGGGCCACGAGCCGCTTGCTGATCCTCTCCCGCACGAGCCGGCGAGCCTGTTCATTCGGTGCCGCGACATTCTGAGGGTGCGCTGATGACGAAGCGTCTTGCTCATCCGAAAATGAAGCGCGGTTACCCGGTCGCCGAACGCTTCGCAGACCACTATCTGCCGGAGCCGAATAGCGGGTGCTGGCTCTGGACCAGCGGCGTGAACCACGCTGGCTATGGCCGGTTCACGGTCGATGGCATCTGCAAGAAGGCTACCCATGTCGCGCTTGAGATCGCGGGGCGCCCGCGCCCGACGCCCCAGCACGTTGCGATGCATCGGTGCGACGTACCGTCGTGTGTGAACCCGGCTCATCTCGTCTGGGGTACCCTTGCGGAGAACCGCAGGGACTGCCTCGCCAAGGATCGAGCGAACCTGAACACGACCTCGATCGCCGCCGCGACGCGCGCGCGGGCTGAGGCGCAGCGCGCGGCTACCCATTGCGCAAATGGACACGCCTACACGCCGGAGAACACTTCCATCCGGCCCAATGGTAGGCGCCGCTGCATTACTTGCCGCCGGCGGTCTGACCTCGCGCTGAAGCGGCGAATTCGAGGCTTGGCATGACCCCCGCCGCCCTCTGGTACGCTGCCAACGCCCGGCGGGACGACGCAGCCACGGCGCGCGCGATCGGCTTCGACCGGGCCAAGCTCCCCGACGCTTGGTACGCGCTGCTCCCCTTCGTCATCGTCGACACCGACGACGGCCCTCTCGTCGCCGCAACGACCGAGCCTGAGCTGCCGCTGACCGAGCAGGCCGTGTTCCCGGTCCTCGACGCCATGCTCCGCCTCGCCGAGCTCGATATCGACGACGCGCACGACGCGACCACAGGGCCCAGCGACGATGCCGCGATCTTCTGTCTCGACGCCCGCGGCCGCATCGGCTTCCTCGGCGAGCGCACCAGGAACACGCTCTATGTCCCGCCACAGCGCGGCGACGAGACGGTGCAGCTCTTCACCGACGGGGCCACTTTCTTCCGCGCCTGGGTCGCCGCGCGCGTCCGCTGGATGCAGCAGCGCCGCGCGGTCCGCCGCGACAGCCTGGCCGAACTGCCGGAGCGCACGGACGGCTGCGTTCCCGGCGCGCTGCTGATCGGCGACGCCAGAGCGGTCCACTGGCCACCGGAGCGCGTCTTCGTCTGCAGCGACGCGCCGACCGCGCGCGCCGTCGAGGTCGGAATCCGTCGCTCCGCCCGCATGAGCGAGGTCATCCTCGCGCCCCTCCCTGCCCGGAAAGCCGCATGAAGATGGCCGATGACAACATGACGCCGGCCGACTGGGAGCAGTGGATGCTGCAGACCGCGCAGGCGCCGTTGCCGTCGCCCGACGAGCTGGTGACGCCGGCGAACGTCCATGCAATTCGCCCGGGCGTTGAGGTCAGGGATGGCCGCGACCCGCTCCCGATGGTCTGGTTCGACGACATCGAGCCGCACCTCAACGGCAACTGGATCATCAAGGGCCTGATCCCCGCTGAGGCCGATTCTTCGATCATCGGCGAGCCCGGGTCCGGCAAGTCGTTCCTTGCCCTCGATCTGTCGCTGCACATCGCTGCCGGCAAGGAATGGTTCGGCCGCAAGGTTCGGCAGGGCCTGGTGATCTACATCGCCGCCGAGGGGCAGCGCGGCCAGCTCAACCGCGTCGAGGCTTGGCGCCGGCAGCACGGTCTCACCGGGCTGGCCTTCGCGCTGATTCCGACCGCCGTCGACCTGTTCGACCCCAAGGCGGACCTTCCCCGGATTGTTGCTGCCATCGCCGCGGCGGTGGAGCATTTCGGGCAGGAACCGATCCTCGTCGTCATCGATACCGTGGCCCGCACCAGCGGCGCCGCGGACGAGAACAGCAATTCCGACATGGGCGTCTACATCGCCAACGGCGCGCGCATCAGGCAGCAATTCGCCTGCAGCCTGCTCTACGTCCACCATGTCGCCAAGAACGGCGGCGGCAAGGTTGAGCGCGGCGCCAGTGCCCTGCGCGGCGCCCTGGACACCTCGATCCGCGTCGACAGCAGCGAGGGCAACCCGGTCAAGTCGGCGTTCGTCGGCAAGCAGAAGGACGGCAAGGACGGCTTTGCTATCCCGTTCCGGCTCGAGGTCGTGCCGATCGGCGAGGACGAGGATGGCGAGGCCGTCACCAGCTGCGTCGTGCTGCCCACCGAGGCCATCGTGCTCCCGGAAAAGCAGCGGGGCCCCAAGCTCTCCGACGGGCAGGCAATCGCACTGCAACAGCTCCGGATCGCGATCAAGGCAGCGGCCATGTTCGTACCTAAAGACATCCCCGCCAGCCTCATCAATCGGCAGCGCGTCGAGCGCGTTACGACGGTCGAAATGTGGGAAGAGCGCACGATCGCGGCCATCGCGAGCCCGGACAAGTCGGCGGACACCCTGTTGCGCACGTTTCGCCGGTATCGCGGGAAGCTGCAAAGTGCTGGTTTCGTTGGTGTTTACAAGCAATGGGTGTGGGAAAAGTGAGCGCGCGCGGACAGGTTGGCGGACAGGTTGGCGGACAGTTAGTGTATGATCCGGACAACACGCCGGACAGGTTGTCCGGAGCCTGTCCGGAAGCCCTGAAAAATCCTTTGAGATCAAAGGGCGTCCCGGACAGGTTTGGAGGTCCCCCTTTAGGGGGCCCCAAATCCTGTCCTAGCCATGATGCGGCTGGCCCGGTGTTGACGGTGGAGAAGAAGATGGTTCGCAGGCAGCCGATCAAGAAATCCGTGAGGTTCGCGGTACTCAGCCATGCGGGGTTCAAATGCGCTTACTGCGGTGCCGCGCCGCCGGACGTGCTGCTGCATGTCGACCACATCGTTCCGGTCGCCAAAGGCGGCTCCAACGACATCGCGAACCTCACTGCGGCGTGCGTCGCCTGCAACATCGGCAAGGGCGTGGCGTCGGTTGAATGGAGCGTCCAGGCGGCAGCCGTGCCGGCCGCCGGCATCGCGCCGCGGATCGAATTCTTCTGGAACCGGGACATGGTCGGCGACCGATATGTCATGATCTCGGCTCGCTGTGTCGAATGGCCGGCGGCCGACGCCGACCCGGACGGCTTTGAATTCCACGACAGCGAATATCGCCAACTCTGCGACGCCAGCCCCCGCTATTCGACCCACGGCTGGAGCAGCCGTGGGTTCAGCCCTTATGAGGCGGCGCTCTATGTCCACGACCTGCTGTCGGGCGATTGGGCTGGCACAGCGGCGTATTTCGCGTTCCTGGACGATCTGATCACGCTCGGCGCCGCCGGGCTGATCCCCGAATATGCCGCGCCGATGGTCAAGCGATCGCTCCACCCCGAGGTCATCCACAGCCGTTGCCGGCCGAGCCGCGGTGATGACTACGAGGCGCTTGCAGACGGCCTGTCGCGGCAGGCGTCAGCGGCGTTCCAGCGATTCCTCAGGCGCGAACACACCGAGAAGCAGGGCCGATAGGCAGCGATGGCGCGGAATAACGAGTAGCGAACGCGAAGCGGGGAACGATGATGCGGGGGACCGATCGGGACACAGTGCGCGGGATATCGGAGTCCGTAAAAAGACGATCTGGCCGCCGCGAGACGCAAGTCCTCGCGTTCATCCGGTCGACCATTGCCGAGCACGGCCAGGCGCCAAGCTACGCGATGGTCTGCAGCGCGCTCGGCATTGCCACGCGGTCTGAGGTTCACCGCATCGTGAAGCGGCTCGAGGAGAAGGGCGCACTGCGTCGGGCGGGGCTCGGCAAGGTGCGGCGGATCAGGATGGGAGGGCGGGGGTGAAGGTCACAGCGTTCACACGTAGCGCCCTCGCCGTCCGCCGCGAGAGACGCGATCTCACGAAGCAGGGCTACACCTGCCATGAGACCGAATGGGAGATCATCCGCGGACACCGCTGGCAGGAGGTCATCCTCGACGTCAGGATCAGCGCCGACCGCAAGCATGTCTGGGTGAAGACGGGCGCCGAAGCATAAGCGCTTAAAGCCAACTATCCGCGCCCCATTTCATGCCTAAAATGCGCGGCCAGTCGAGAGCGTGGGGCTCGGGTTGGCCAAGACGAAATTCAAGCCGGAATTCGTGGAGCAGGCGCGCAAGCTGTGTCTGCTCGGGGCAACCGACGATCAGCTGGCGAGCTTCTTCGACGTCGCCACTTCGACCATCAGCAAGTGGAAGCTCGACTTTCCGGAATTCGCCGAGGCGCTGAAGGGCGGCAAGGTCGGCGCCGACATGGAGGTCGCGGCCAGCCTCTACAAGCGGGCGACCGGCGGCGACACCGTCGCGATGATCTTCTGGCTGAAGAACCGGGCGCGCGACCAGTGGCGCGACAAGGTCGACCATGAGCACGGCGGCAAGGATGGCGGCCCGGTGCAGCACGAGGTCGCGGTTCGCCCGAAGATGACCCGCGAGGAGTGGCTGGCGACGCACGGCGGGACCAAGCCGGCATGAGCGCCCTCCCCGCCTTCCCCGAGCCCTACGCGCCGGCGCGGTGGTTCCCGCAGGCCGGCCCGCAGCTGGCTGCGCTCGAAGCCGACTGGTGCGACGAGCTGTTCTATGGCGGCGAGCGCGGCGGCGGGAAGTCCGACCTGCAGCTCGGCTACCAGGAGGATGGCGCGGTCCAGTATGAGGGCGCGTCGCGCGGCATCATGTTCCGCAAGACCTATGCCGAGCTCGAGGAGCTGCAGGCGCGCGCCATGCAGGTCTTCCCGGCGTCGGGCGCGGTCTACAAGACCCAGCAGAGCGCGTCGTTCCCCTTCACCAACTGCTGGTACTGGCCGAACGGCGCGACGGTGAAGATGCGCTACATCGAGTCCGAGAAGGACTACGGGCGCTACCACGGTCACCAGTACACGCACATCTCGTTCGACGAGGTGACCGAATATGCGTCGCCGGCGGGCCTGCTGAAGATGCTGTCGACGCTGCGCTCGGCGTCGGGCGTTCCCTGCACGATGCGCGCGACGGGCAACCCGGGCGGCATCGGCCATGTCTGGGTGAAGTCGCGCTACATCGACGTAGCGCCGGCCATGACGCCCTATGTCGATCCAGACACCGGCTTCACCCGCATGTTCGTGCCGTCGCGCACGGCCGACAATGCGATCCTGCTCGCCAACGATCCGAATTACCGCAGCCGCATCAAGGCGGCGACTGGCGGCAACGAGGCGCTGCGCAAGGCCTGGCTCGAAGGCGACTGGAACATCGTTGCCGGCGCCTTCTTCAACTGCTGGTCGCCGCGCCTGGTGCTGCGGCCGTTCACCGTGCCTCGCGACTGGATGCGCTTTCGCTCCGGCGACTGGGGATCGGCGCGACCGTACAGCATCGGCTGGTGGGCGATCGTCCCCGAACCATTCGTGACGCCCGACGGCCAGCTGCTGCCGCGCGGCGCCATGGTCCGCTACCGCGAGCTCTATGGCGCGCTCGACAGCGTCAACCAGCCGAACATCGGCACCAAAGAGACTGCCGAGGAGGTGGCCGACAAGATCCGCGCCGCCGAGGCGCTCGAAACGATCGCCTATGGCGTGCTCGATCCCGCGGCGTTCGCCAATCACGGCGGCCCGTCGATCGCTGAGCGAATGGCGCGGCACAAGGTCATGTTCCGCCCGGCCGACAACACCCGCGTCGCCGGTCGCGGCGCCATGGGTGGCTGGGACCAGCTGCGCGCGCGGATGATCGGCGAGGACGACTTGCCGATGATCTACTGCTTCGAGACCTGCCGCGACAGCATCCGGACGATCCCGGCCCTCCAGCACGACCAGAACCGGCTCGAGGACATCAACACCGACGGCGAGGACCACGCCGGCGACGACTGGCGCTATGCCGCCAACTCGCGCCCCTACGTGCCCGCCGCGGCCGAGCCGCGCCCCAAGCCCCGCTTTCTCCACGAAACCACCGCCGCCGAAATCTTCGCGCTCGGCCGCGGCGAATCCAGCCAGTCGCAAAGGATCTGAACCATGAGCATTTCGGACATCGAGGCCGGCAACGCCACCAACACCGCGGTCGACGCACTCATCAAGGCCGGCCCGGGGGCGCTTATCGGTCTGCTGGCGAACAGCAGCAGCAGTGGCACGGCTACGATTTACGACAACGTCGAGGCCAGCGGGAAGAAGATCAGCAATGCGCTGCCGCTGACTGCCGGCCAGTTCGTCCGCATCCCCGCCGGTTTTGCGACGGGCTGCTACCTCGACATCGGCGGAACGGCCGACGTCACGGTGTTCTGGCTCTGACGATGGAGCCCGCCGCGACCCCGACGCCAGAAGCCGACGCCGATGCCGCCGACACGGTGAACGTCGCCTTCTGGGGGCGCCACATCGAGGATTACGAGCGCGCCACTCAGGAATGGTCGAAGCGCGGCAAGCAGATCGTCAAGCGCTACCGCGACGAGCGGTCGGGCGCGACCGACGGCAAGCGGATCAAGTACAACGTGCTCTGGGCGAACGTCGAGACGCTCAAGCCGGCGCTCTATGCGCGCAACCCGAAGCCCGACATCGCGCGCCGGTTCAAGGACGCCGACCCGATCGGCCGCGTCGCTGCCGACGTGCTGGAACGGTCGGTCAGCTATTTCGTCGCCAACGACAAGTTCGGCCAGACGATGCGCCAGGCGGTGCTCGACTATCTGCTGCCCGGTCGCGGCACCGTCTGGGCGCGCTACGTGCCGCACATGCGCGACGAGGCGCTGCAGGTGGGCGGCGCCGAGGTCGCCGAGGAAGGCACGCAGGTCACCGACGACGCCGCCGAGCAGAAGCCGTCGACCGTCGAGGTCGTCGACTACGAAGAGGCGCTCGTCGACTATGTGCATGCCGACGACTTCGGGCACACCGTCGCGCGCACCTGGGACGAGGTCCGCGCGAACTGGCGCAAGGTCTATCTTGGCCGCGCCGAGTTGGTGCGCCGGTTCGGCCAGATCGGCGCCTCGGTGCCGCTCGACCACTGCGCGAAGGACGCCAAGGGTCGCGACACCGAGGGCGAGGCGAAGGCCACGGTCTACGAGCTGTGGGATATCCAGACGAAAAAGGCGTTCTGGCTGCATAAGTCGGTCGAGAGGTTCCTCGACGAGCGACCCGACCCGCTTGGGCTCGATGGCTTCTGGCCAACGCCGCGGCCGCTGTTCGCCAACCTCGCCAACGACAGCCTCATCCCGGTGCCGGACTATGTCCAGTACCAGGACCAGGCGACCGAGCTCGACAACCTGACCGCGCGCATCGAGAAGCTGACGAAGGCGTTGAAGGCGGCCGGCGTCTACGACAAGAGCGCCGAGGGCATCCAGCGGCTCTACAACGAGGGGGTCGAAAACGAGCTGATCCCGGTCGACCAGTGGTCGGTGTTCGCCGAACGCGGCGGCATAAAGGGCGCCGTCGACTTCCTGCCCATCCGCGACGTCGTCGAGGTGCTGGTGCGGCTCTACGAGGCGCGCGCGCAGGTCAAGCAGGACCTCTACGAGATCAGCGGCATGGCGGACATCATCCGCGGCGCCTCCAACCCCAACGAGACCGCCACCGCGCAGCAGCTGAAGTCGAACTTCGCCACGCTGCGGCTCGCCGATCGGCAGGCCGAGGTGCAGCGGTTCGCCCGCGATCTCGTCAAAATCCTCACGCAGATCATCGCCAACCACTTCCAGCTCGACACGATCAAGCTGATCTCGGGCGTGCGGCTGTTCACAGCGGCAGAGAAGCAGATGGTGGGGCAGGCCCTCGCCTCGCAGCCGCAGGCCGCGCCGCAGGTCGCCGCGCAGCTTGGCGTCGACGCCGGCCAGCTCGAGGACATGCTCGCCAATCCGACGTGGGAGGAGGTCGAAAAGCTGATCCGCGACCGCGTCGCGCGCTGCTTCCGCATCGACATCGAGACCGATTCGACGATCAAGCAGGACGAGGAGCAGGAGAAGGCGTCGCGCGTCGAGTTCCTCACCGCCGCCGGCGGGTTCCTGCAGCAGGCGGTGGTGGCCGGGCAGCAGGCGCCGGAGTTGGTGCCGCTTCTCGGCCGCATGCTGATGTTCGGGCTGCGCGCCTTCCATGTCGGCAAGGACCTCGAAACGGCGTTCCAGTCGGCGTTGACCAAGCTCGACAAGGCCGCCGCGCAGCCGCAGCAGCCCGGGCCCGACCCCGAAGCCGCGAAGATGCAGTTCGAGCTTCAGCGCGAGCAGATCCGGCAGGCCGAGGAAACCAAGCGCTTCCAGATCAAGCAGCAGGCCGAGAATCAGCGCCTGATGCACGCCGAGACGACGCGCGGGCAGGTCGAGATCGAGCGCGAGAGGATCAGGTCCGAGGCACAGCGCGAGACGGCGACGATCGACGCGGAAACGCGCGCCCGAGCCGCCGTCGACGTGGCGGCTACCAAGGGTCAGGCCGACGTCACCAAGGCGGTGATCGCTGCCGAGGCAACGGCGCGCCAGCCGCGGCAGGCGGCCGAATAATGCCTCTCTACGACATCGCCTGCCAGGACTGCGGCGCGACGCGCGAGGTGTTCCGCATCATCGCCGAGCGCCACGACCTCCCCGCCTGCGACTGCGGCGGCGCGCAGGCGATCGTCGTGAAGCCCACGATGGTGCGGTCGGACATCGAGCCGTACCGCGCCATCGCGACCGACATCGCGACAGGCAAGCGGCCGACGATCACCAGCCGGTCGGAACACCGCGAATTCCTGAAGCGCAACGGGCTGATCGAGGTCGGGAATTCGACCCAGCCCAAGCCGCCGGCGCCGGATTCCTGGCTCACGACGAAGCAACAGGACCGGGCGCGCGCGCAGGCGGTTAAGCAAGCCATCGATGAAGTGCGCACCGGTGCGCGAAGGAGCGGGACATGACGGATATTCAGACGGCTGGCGACGCGCCGGCGCCGAGCATCGAGGAAAGCATCGCCGCGGCGATGCGCGACACCACCGACGCGCCGACGGACACGCCGGCCGTCCAACCGCCGGCCGCGAGCGACACGCCGCCGCCCGCCGACACCGGCCAGCCGCGCGGCCCCGACGGCAAGTTCGCGGCGAAGGCAGCGGATGCGACCGACACGCCGCCCGTCGACGCACCGCCGGTCACCACGGACCCGGCGGCCGTGCTCGGCGAGGCACCGAAGATCCCCGCCGCGGTGCCGGCGGCGCTGAAGGACAAGTTCCTCGGCGCCGACCCCGAGTTGCGGGCGTGGATCGAGAGCCGCGAAGCCGACACGCACAAGCAGTTCACGCGCAACGACGAGGAGCGCAACCTCGGCAAGTCGATGCGCGACGTGATCACACCCTACATGCCGCTGATCACGGCGCAGGGCGGCAACCCGGTCACCGCGGTGCAGTCGCTGCTGAACACCGCCTACATCCTCAACACCGCCGGGCCGGAGCAGAAAGCCGCCCTCTTCCGTCAGCTCGCGGAACAGTATAAAGTCCCGCTCGAGGGGCTCGCTTCACCGCAGCCGTTCGTCGATCCGGCCTTCGAGACGCTCCAGCAGCGCATCGATCGCCTCGAACGCGAACGCGAGACGGAAGCCCAGGCCGCCCGGCAGCGCGAAGGCGCTGCCCTCGCGTCCGATATTGCCGCGTTTGCACAGGCTCCCGGGCACGAGCACTTCGAGCAGGTCAAGGCCGATATGGCCGCGCTGCTCAATGGTGGTCGGGCTCAGGATCTCCAAACCGCATACGACATGGCGATCTGGGCGCGACCCGATCTCCGCTCCACCCTGCTCAGCCAGCGCGACAGGGAAGCCGAACAGCAGCGGATCGCTGCGGCAACCGCCGCAGCCGAGGCCGCGAAACGGGCCAGCGGCTCGGTGGTCGGCGGACCAGGCGCAACGTCTCCTGCAGCCCCGAACCCCAACCGCAGCCTGGAGGATGAAATCCGGGCTCAGGTCGCCGCACACAGCGGGCGGCTCTGACCCCAGGCTTAGGGAATCGGAAAAATGCCATCGCCCAACACCACCTTCACCGAGATCGTCACCACGACGCTCCGCAATCGCTCCGGCGTGCTCGCGGACAACGTCACCGAGAACAACGCGCTGCTGAAGTGGCTGCGCCAGCGCGGGAACGTGAAGCCCGTCGATGGCGGCCGCACGATCGTGCAGGAGCTCGAATACGCGGAGAACAGCACGTTCAAGCGCTATTCGGGCTACGAGACGCTCGACATCAGCCCCTCGGACGTCTTCACCGCCGCCGAGTTCAACTGGGCGCAGGCGGCCGTCGCCGTCTCGATCTCCGGCCTCGAGATGCTGCAGAACAGCGGCGAGGAGAAGATCATCGACCTCCTCGCCAGCCGCATCAAGAACGCCGAACGCACCATGGCGAACAACATCGCCTCGGACTGCTATTCGGACGGCTCGGCCGATGGCGGCAAGCAGATCGGCGGCCTGCAGCTGCTGATCGACGACACGCCGGCGACCGGCACCGTCGGCGGCATCAACGCGGCGACCTCGACCAACGCCTTCTGGCGCAACATCGCGTTCGACGCGACCACCAACGGCGGCGCCGCGGCGACGCCGGCCAACATCCACTCGTACATGACGCAGGTCTATGTGCAGCTGGTTCGCGGCACCGATCGCCCGGACCTCATCGTCGCCGACAACAACTATTGGCGGCTGTACGAGGAGAGCCTCAACGCCATCCAGCGGGTGACCAGCGAGAGCACGGCCAAGTCGGGCTTCCCGTCGCTGAAGTTCATGGATTCCGACGTCATTCTCGACGGCGGCTACGGCGGCGCCGCGCCGTCGAACCACATGTACTTCATCAACTCGAACTACCTGCACTTCCGCCCGCACAAGCAGCGCAACTTCGTGCCGCTCGGCGACGATCGCTTCGCGGTCAACCAGGACGCGATGGTCAAGCTCGTCGGCTTCGCCGGCAACATGACCGTCTCGAACCGGCGCCTGCAGGGCGTGCTCTTCGACTAATCGGGGACAGGGAGAACAGACATGCCCACCTACGCAACCACGCCGATCCTCGGCGCCGACCTCGACGCGGTCTACCCGACCGGCACCACCCCGCCGCACAAGCTCGGCACGCAGGCATGGGGCTCCGACGGCAAGCTCTACGTCTTCGCGCAGGCGAATGCGTCGATCTCCGCGTCGGACACCGACTGCGCCATCAACACGTCGACGTTCCTCGTCGCCGCGAGTGGTGGATCCTACACCAGCCCCGCCACCGACATGGTCAGCGGCGACACCGGCTGGTTCTCGAAGGCGTCGGTCTAGGCCGATGCTGGTGGCCGGCGCTGCCCGCATGGCGCCGGCCATCTTTTTCTTTTGACCGTCCACAGGAGATAGAGATGGACAGCCTGAAGATGACCGACGCCGCATCCGCCGCCATCGCAACAGCGCCGCGCGTCTCCCTGCAGAGCATCGAGGACAAGATCGCTGCAGAATACAGCTTCACCGCCGATAAAGCGCTGGACGGCTGCCCCCTTCACGAAGCGCTCAAGATTTTCACGATCTGCATCATCGTCATGAAAAATGGCTTCATGGTCACCGGCGAAAGTGCGCCCGCGTCGCCCGAGAACTTCAATGCCGAACTCGGGCACAAGTTTGCGCGCGAACACGCTATCCGGAAACTCTGGGGCTTCGAGGGCTACGCCTTGCGTGAGCGCCTTGCCGAGCAGTCGGCCACCGTCCGGGTGGGGGCCGCGTGATGGATCTGATCGAACACCAGGCGCTCATTCCTTCGGGAACGCACGTCCTCACCGCCGTCTATGGCGACGACCTGAAGCTGATGGCCGAATTCTTCACCGAGCCGGTGCAGCAGATGGCAGAGAGCAAGGCCGCGGGGCGGCCGATCTTCAAGGACGTGCCGCACATCCGCATCCGCTATCCCGGCGATCCGACGCGCGAGACCATCCGTCCGGTTCGCACCGACCCGAACCGCTCGCGCCCCTATCCGCCCGACCCGGAGCGCTTTCCGCGCCAGTGGGCTGCGTTCCAGGCGCGCCAGGTCCAGCCGCTCGAAGGCACGCCGCTCGAGCAATGGCCGCCGCTCAGCCGCTCGCAGGTGCTCGAGCTGAAGGCGGTCCATGTTCACACCGTCGAGCAGCTCGCCGGTGTCCCCGATTCCGCCATGCACAACCTCGGCATGGGCGGCCGCTCGCTTCGCGCGCAGGCGCAGGCATGGCTCGCAGACGCCAAGGATGGCGCCGCGACCGCCGCGCTCGCCGCCGAGAACGAGCAGCTGAAGGAACGACTCGCCGCGCTCGAGGCGCGGTTCGACCAGGCATCCGCCGAGAAGAAGCCGGCGGCGCGGAAAAAGGAGAATCTCGATGCGCAAGCTTAACCTGATCGGCTCGGGCATCGCCCCGCTCGCCGCCAACAACATCATGGGGATCGTGACCAGTGGTCTCACCGCGACCGGTTCGGACCAGGCCGGCGCGCTGGCGATCACCGACGACATCAGCATCGTCACCACGACCGCGGCGTCGACCGGCGTGCGACTGCCCGCCGGCACGCAGCCCGGCGACACCTATGTCATCGCGAACCACGGCGCGAACTCGCTGTCGGTCTATCCGCCGACCGGCGGCAAGATCGCCAACGGCACCGGCGACGCTGCCAAGGCGCTCGCCGCGACCAAGGCCGGCATTTACATCTCGATCGACGGCACCAACTACGCCGCGGTGATTTCGGCCTAAGATCGTGCCGCGCACGCTCCTCGAGCTGATCCAGGACGCCGCTGGCGAGCTGGGCATCCAGCAACCGATCCAGGTGATCGGCAGCACGGATGCCCAGGTCGTGCAGCTGCTCGCGCTCGCCAACCGCGAGGGCAACGAATTCGCGGCCGCGGCGACCGGCGACGGTGGCTGGCCGCAGATGCGGAAGGAGCACACCTTCCCGACCGTCGACGGGCAGGCCGCCTACGACATTCCGGCCGACCTGCAATTCTTCGTCGTCGAGACCGACTGGGACCGCGCCAATCGCTGGCAACTGCTCGGTCCGGTGTCGGCGCAGGAGTGGCAGGTGCTGAAGTCGGGCATCACAGTGACCGGGCCTCGGCGTCGTTTCCGAGTGATGGAAGGCCAGTTCTATCTCGACCCGACGCCGACCTCGACCGACGCTGGCCAGACGCTCGTCTACGAGTACATCTCGACGGGCTGGTGCCAATCGGTGGCCGGAGCGGCGCAGACGCGCTGGGCCGCCGACACCGACACCTATGTGCTTGACGAGGATTGCTTCGTCCTCGGCGTGAAGTGGCGCTTTCTCCGCGCCAAGGGCCTCGACTATCTCGAGGAGAAGGCAAGCTATGACATGGCAACTGAGCGCGCCAAGTCGCGCGCCGGCTCGGGCCACTCGCTGTCGATCAACAAACGCGCTGTCGAGTTGCGGCTGATCTCGACGGCCAACATCCCCGACACGGGCTACGGCACATGATCGCGCTGCGGCGCCCGCGCACGCCCAAGCGCGCGGTGTCGCGGGTCGCATCGATCCCGGCGCCGACGGGCGGCATCAACGCCCGCGACAATATCGCCAGCATGCCGCCGACCGACGCGCTGGTGCTCGAAAACTTCTTTCCGCAGCCGAGTTACGTCGAGATCCGAAAGGGGTCGGAGACGCACGCCAGCGGGTTGCCGGACTGGGTCGAGTCGCTCCTGCCCTATTCGAACGGCAGCGGCGACAAGCTGTTCGCCGTCTCGGCCGGTGGCATCTACGACGCCACCGCTGCCGGGGCGGTCGGCGCTGCCGCGGTCAGCGGGCTATCGTCGTCACGCTGGTCGGGCGTGAACGTCGGCACCGCCGGCGGGCAGTTCCTCTACGCCTTCTGCGACGATGCGGCCGAGAAGCCGCGCCTCTACAACGGCGCGGCCTGGACCGCCATCGACGGCGCCTCGACGCCAGCGATCACCGGCGTCACCACGACGACGCTCCGCGCACCCGCGCTATGGGGCTCGCGCGTCTGGGCAATCGAGCGCGGCACAATGAGCGCCTGGTACCTGCCGGCGGCGTCGGTCGGCGGCGCCGCCTCTGAGATCGACCTCGGCGCGCTGTTCACGCGCGGCGGCGAGTTGGTGTCGATCGTCACCGCGGCGCTGGTCAGCAACACCACGCTCGCCGACTATATCGGCTTCCTCTCGTCGAACGGCGAGCTCGCCATCTATAGCGGGACCGACCCCTCGTCGGCCGCCACCTTCAGCCTGCTTGGCATCTTCCGCATGGGGCGCCCGATCGGCGACCGCCCATGGTTCCGCTACGCCGGCGACGTCGTGTTCATTTGCGAGGACGGCTTCGTGCAGCTGTCGCGGCTCATCAAAGAGCGCGACGAGGCTCAGGCGCTCTCCTACAAGATCCAGCGCCTCGTGGCCGACGACGTGGCCGCCTACGGCAGCAACTTCGGCTGGCAGGGCCTCGTCTACGAGGCCGGAAGCAAGCTAATCATCAACGTGCCGACGACGCAGATGGGCGTCTCGCAGCAATATGTGATGTCGACAGAGAAGCCCGCATGGTGCCTCTTCACCGGCTGGAATGCCGCGTGCCTCGGCATTCTCGCTGACAAGCTCTATTTCGGCGGCGATGGCGTCGTGGTGCAGGCCGACACCGGCACCTCGGATGACGGCGCGCAGATCAATGGCACCTGCAAGCCGGCTTTCAACTATTTCGGCTCGCGCGCGCAAAAGCTGTTCAAGATGGTGCGGCCGATGATCGGGTCGGACGGCACGATCAACGCCACCCTTTCGATGTGCCTCGACTTCATGGACACGCTGCCGACCGGTGCGCCTTCGTTCGCCGGGTCGCCGGGCAGCCCATGGGACACCTCGCCATGGGACCTGTCGTCATGGGCGGCCGCCGAGCGCGTCCAGACGCAATGGCAGTCGGTCGCGGGGGTCGGGTTCGCCGGCACGGTGAGCATCGCCGCGGCCACCGACGCCGTCACCCTGAAGCTGTTCGCCATCGACTACATGTTCGAGCCGGGCGGCGCGCTGTGAGGTTGGTGTTCGGCCATGACGCGCTGGTAGCGGCGTGGGTGCGGTCGCGCCTCGAGGCCGCTCCCCTCGACGGCCCGGTCGTCGCGATCGGCGTCGCTTCCGGCGATGACATCGTCGCGGGAGTGGTCTATAGTCAGTATGTCGTCACAGACAGCGTCGAAATGACCGTCGCTGCAGCTGCGGGCCAACCCTGGCTTAACCGACGCTTCCTCCACACCTTCTTCGCGTATCCGTTCGTCCAGCTTGGCGTCCGGCGCGTCGTAAGCCTCATCCGGGACGGCAATGCGCCGTCGAGGCGATTGGTCGAGGGGCTCGGCTTCCAACTGGAAGGCAGGCTGCGCGAGGGATGGTCCGAAGACGAGGACCTCCTCGTGTACGGCCTCCTGAAACGGGAGTGCCGCTGGCTAAGGACAGACCGCTTTGGGCAAGAAGACACCCGCACCGCCGCCGCCGCCTGATCCCTACGTCACCGCGGGCGCGCAGACACAGCAGAATCTTGCGACGGCGATCGCGAACGCCAACCTGTCGCGGATCAATCAGTACACGCCCTACGGCTCGATCGAATACGACATCGAGGGCTACAACGCCGACGGCACGCCTCGCTATTCCCAGACCCAGAAGCTGAGCCCTGCCCAACAGGAGCTTCTGGACAGCCAGAACCAGCAAGACCGGCAGATCAACTCGATCGCTGGCGGCTACATGGACCGCATCGGCGCGACCATGGACCAGCCGTTTGACATGTCAGGTGCGCCTGCTTTGCGCGGCGCCGCCGGGGATGCGGGCGCCATCGCGACGAGCTTCGGCTCGGGGTCGCGGCCACTCTTCACCTTCGGCGACGCTGGGCCGGTGCGGTCGAGCATCGGCGATGCCGGCAGCATCAACGGTCAGATCGGCCCGGTGGGCGGCGTGCAGCGCTCGATCGGCGGCTATGGCGACGTTCAAGCCGGTCTCGACTTTTCGGGGGCGCCGCGCCTGCCCGGCGTCGATGACTTCTCCGCTGACCGCTTGCGCGTCGAAGAGGCGCTCATGGCGCGCCAGAACGACGGGTTCAGCCGGCAGGAAAGCGACCTGCGCACGCAGCTGGCGAACCAGGGCGTTACCGCGGGCTCCGAGGCGTGGAACCGCGAAATGGACGCGTTGAACCGCTCCCGCGTCGATGCGCGCACCCAAGCGACGTTGGCGGGCGGTCAGGAACAGTCGCGCCTGTTCGGCCTCGGGCTGACTGCACGGCAGCAGGATGTCGGCGAGCGCACGACGGCCGGGACGTTCGCCAACAACGCGCAGGCGCAGCGCTATGCGCAGGCGCTCGGCGCCGGCGGCTTCGCCAACAGCGCGCAGGCGCAGGAGTATGCGCAGGCATCCGATCGCGCCCGCTTCGGCAACGAAGCGCAGGGCCAGCGCTTCGGGCAGATGGCGACCGAAGCCGGGTTCGACCGGGATTCGCAGGCGCAGCGGTTCGCGCAGGAACTCGCGCGCGCCGGCTTCTCGAACGAGGCGCAGGCGCAGGAGTTCAGCCAGGCCGGCGCCACCGCCGACTTCGGCAACCGTGCGCAGCAGCAGCGCTATGCCCAGCTCCTCTCCGACGCGAACCTGTCGAACACCGCGCGGCAGCAGTCGATGCAGGAGCAGGCCTATCTCCGCGGGCTCCCGCTCAACGAGTTCAACGCGCTTCGGTCCGCGTCGCAGATCACACAGCCCAGCTTCTCGGGTGTGGAGCCGGTGGCGATGGCTGGGACCGATATCGCGAGCATCATCGGGCAAAATTATGCGTCACAGGTTGACGCCTACAATGCCCAAGCCGCCAATAGCGGCAGCTTCACCAAGGGGCTGTTCGGGCTCGCCGGGTCGCTCGGAGCTGCCTATCTCGGGAGGCCAAAGACGTGACCGACTTTGCATCCGAGCGCGCGCGAATCGACCGCCAGAAGATGCTCGCTGCGCAGTTGCAGCAGATGGGCTCGCAGCCGATCTCAGCGATTCAGCAGACCGGCGGACGCATGGTCGGGCGCACCAGCCCGATGGAGTATGTCGCGCAGCTAGCCCAACAGCTCAGCGGCGGGTGGCTCGCAGGCAAAGCGTCCGAAGCAGATGCGTCCTACGCAAGCCGCAAGAGTGCCGCCCTCGCCGACCTGCTTGGAAGGCGGCCGGACGCGAACGATGCCGGCGCGACGGGCCAGTGGGTCGGACAGCTGACAGCGCTCGACCGCGATCTTGGCGCCGCCTATGCCAAAGAGCTAATGAAGCCCGAGGAGTTCGGCACCTCGCCGCAATTCGCGAACCGCGCCGACGGCTCGCCAGAAGCCTTTGTGTTGGGCAACCGTGGCACGCGCAAGGTGCTCGACGGCGTGCTGCCGCGGGAGAAAATGGAGGTGCTCGAAACCACCGGCACTGTAATCAATCCATATGAGGTGAAGCCCGGATCGCAGTTGCCGACCGACCCCAATAAGCCGTTCCGCATCGGCGCGGATGGCCAGATGGTGCCGAACGAGGCCTTCCAGAGCTACGAAATCGGCAAGGCGGCGGCCGGCGCCACGCGCGTCAACACCAACGTCATCCCGAACACCGTCGGCGGCGAGATCGGCAAGGCGGCGATCGGCGATCTGTCGACGCGGCGCGCGCAGGCGCAGACGGCGGCGAGCGGCATCGGCGCCGCGAACCGCGTCATGCAGCTGATCGACAGCGGCCAGATCATCGCAGGCTCCGGTGCGGGCGCGGTCACCACGCTGGCGCGCTATCTTCCCGTCGGCGGGAAGGATTTCCGCGAGAAGCTGGCGAACACGCAGGCGCTGATGGCCGACCTCGCCAAGTCGGCGCTCGCGCTGAAGGACCAAATGCCCGGGCCGCTGTCGAACGCAGACATCAAATACCTCGAGCGCGCGGCGAGCAGCGACATCAATCTCGAGCCCGCCGCGATCCGCCGCGTTGCCGAGCTCAATGCGCAGGCGAACAGCCGCTTCCTGTCGACGTTCAACCGCGACGTCGAAGCGACGACCGGCTTCCTCGGCCAGCAGGGCATGGGGTCGCTGCCGTTCGACTATCGGGTGCAAACGCCCGAGATTTACACGCGGCCGCCGGCAGCGGCGGCACCGGGTAAGCCGACGCTCGACGATGTGGCGGCCGAGATCGCGCGGCGGCGGGGGCGGAAATGAGAGGGCCGGATCTTTCGACGCTGACCGACGAGCAGCTGGCGGCGCTCGGCCAGCAGCTGGTCGCCGAGCAGGACGGCGCACCGGAACAGCCACCCGAGTGGTGGCAGTACATGATGTCGAACGGCGGCGCTGTCGGCCGCGCGGGCGTCGGTATCGCGCGCGGCGTCAAAGACGTGATCGACACCGGCGCGGAGGGATTGGCCGCGATCGGTGACCTCTGGCCCGGCGAGCAGGGCTTCGCGGACGCGGTGCGCGCCGACAACCGTGGCGGCATGGCCGACTATGAGCAGGCGCGCGGGCCCGACGCGGGGTTCGACTGGTGGCGGCTCGGCGGCCAGGTCGCGGGTGCCGCACCGATAGCGGGGGCGGCCGTGACGCAGGCGGCGCGGGTGCCGGGCGTGGCGCGCTACCTCACCGCGACCACGCCGGCGCCGGCGGCGGTCGAGGGCGCGCTGCAGGTGGCGCCAAAGCTCACGATGGGCGCGCGTGCGGCGCAGGGGGCGATTGAGGGGCTCGCGGCGACTGGTGCGGTATCGGCAACCTCTGACGATCCCCTGATTGGCAGCTTGGGCGCTGACGGCCTGCAGATCGGCCAACTGCCTACCGGCGCTGCATTCGGCGCCGCCGCCGCGCCAGTGCTCGGCCTCGCCGGTCGCGCGGTGGCGCCGGCCTACAATGCCGCCAAGGACTTCGTCGGCCGCTTCTCGGAGCGCGCAACCACCGCTCTCGATGATGTGTCGGCGATCCGGAAGGCGCTCGAGACGCTCGGCGAGGTCAACCTCAAGCCGTCCGACATCACCGTGCGCATTCAGCAGCAGGGCGCGCCCGACGGGCTGCAGCTCGACTTTTCGCGCCTGCCCGGGCAGGTGCAGCGGCAACTCTCGGCGGCAGGCCTGTCGGAGCTGACGCCGCAGCAGCTGCAGCGTCTCGCTGATTTCGAAGCGCTCGGGATCAAGAGCTACACGCTCGGCGATGTGACGCGATCGTTCGCCGACCAGCAGTTCGAGCGCGAGGTCGCCAAGGACGTCGCCGCTGGCGGCCCGGTCCGCGACGCCCGCCTTGCGCAGAACCAGCAGCTGACCGACGCGGCGACGCGCTTCGGCGCCGGTCTCGGCGGCCAGGCCGACAACGCCTATGACGCCGGGAAGAGCGTGGCTGGCGCGCTGGAGGGCAAGCGACGGCAACTCGACGACGTGATCAACGCCGCCTATGCCGCTGCGCGCGAGCAGGCTGGCGAGCAGGCCGTCGTCGATCTCGCACCGGTTATGAATGCCATGCGCCAGCGCAAGGGTGAGTTCATGGCCGGAGACGCCCTCGGCATCGCCCGCGGCGTCACCCAGCAGCTGCGCGACTTCGGCATCCTGAATGCCGACAACAGCCTGCGGCCGGTGAGCATCAACGAGGCCGAGAACGTCCGCCAGTTCCTCAATTCCATCTCGACGAGCCAGAACAACCGCTTCGTCGCGCCGATCAAGGACGCGATCGACGAGGCGGTGATGAAGACCGGCCGCGGCGGGATCTTCGACGACGCCCGGTTCGCGCGCCAGCTGAAGGGCATGGCGTTCCAGGAGCCGGCGCTCGTCGAAAAGCTCATGGCCTTCACCTCGCGCACCGACCGCGCCGTCGACTATGAGAATGTCGCGCGCGAGATCGTCGGCAAGTCGGGCCTCAATGACCTGAAGAACCTGAAGAACACGCTGACATCGCCGGTGATCGGCCAGCGTGTCGACGAGGGCGTCGAGGCTACGGGTCAGCAGGCCTGGAACGACCTGCGCGCCCATGTCTTCGCCGATGCGCTCGACAGCGCCTTCCCCACGCGCGCGCCCAACGAGGCCGGCGCGCGCGTATTCTCAGGGCCGGCGTTCAAGAAGGCGCTCGACAAGATCGGCAATGACAAGATCAAGGTGCTGTTCAGCGAGGACGAGCGCGCGATGCTCGGCACGCTGACCCGCGCCAGCATCGATCTCACGACGGCGGTTCCCGGCGCGGTGAACAACAGCGGCACCTCGGCGGCGCTGTTCAACATGGTGCAGCGCATCTACGGCACGACCAAGCCGCAGAAGCAGCCCGGCGTTGTCAGCACGATCGCCAAAGGCGTCGTCTCGGCAATTCCCGGCGGCGGCCGGGCGGTAGCGGTCGGCGAAGGGCTCACCGCGACCGGCAGGCAGGCTGCCAACGACACGCTGCGCGCCAAGCAGGCGCAGGCCGCGGCGGACCCGGCGACGGCGCTCTACGACCTCTATTCACGCACGAACAGTGTCGCGGGCGAGGCGGCAGTTAACCGGCTGCTCGGGCGGCTGGTCAACCCGCGCACGGCCGCGCTCACGCCGCATCGCGACAATGCCGGAGAGAATGAGCTGCTTCGGGTCGATATTGCGCCGGTGCGACGCTAGCGGCGGCGGCGCGGCCAGCCGGTGAGGACTTGGAACGCCTCACCGCTCTTGTCGGCCGAAAGCGCGACGATCACCGCGATGGCGCCGCCGAATATGGCGCTGAGGAATGGATCGATGCCTGCCTTCGAGAGCACCCACGCGATCGGCGCCGCAGGGAAGATTGCCAGTATGAGCAGCATTAGCGCCTTATACGCCAAATTCACCGCCAGCCGCGCCGGGTAGAACTGCAGCAGCCAGCCGATGCGGCGGCCGAATCTGAAAGCAAGGGTGCTCACGGCGTCGCATCCTGTCTCAACCCCCGCCCGCACGCAACGAAATCCCGGCATGACACCGCCCCGCCACTCGGCTATATTCGCGGCCATAGGGCAACAGCTACGCGCTCCAGTGCCCGGACCCGCTGGCTAGCGCGCTCCGGACACCTTCGCCCGAATCCCGCCTCCAGCGCATCTGCAGCATGGAGGCACTATGCCGTTCAACGGCTCCGGGACTTTCGTTCGCCTTTATAATTGGGTCAACGACGCCGCCAATGGCATCAAGATCTCCGCCACCCGTATGGACGCGGAGACCGATGGCATCGCTGCCGGCCTGTCGAACTGCATCACGCGCGACGGCCAGGGCGTGCCGACCGCGAACATCGGGTGGGGAGGCTACAACCTCACCGGCGTGGCGACGCTCGGCGTAACGACGGCGATCAGCGGCAACTTCAACTTCACCGGATCGCCGACCTACCAGGGAGACGGCATCGTAACGGTGACCGGGGCGCAGACGCTCACCAACAAGACGCTGACATCGCCGTCGATATCGAATCCGGTCATAACGGGCGTCCTCACCATCCCAGGAGGGGGCACGATCACCGATGGAAGTGGTGTTACGAAATTCACCGCCGCGGCTAGCACTTTCGGACTCGGGGCCGGCGGCCTGGGCGCCAGCTATTTCCAGGGCGATGGCTCGCAGTTCTACCCCACGACCGACAACAGCCTTAACCTTGGCACGTCTTCGTTTCGCTGGGCGGTAGTCTACGCCGGCACTGGCACGATCAACACCTCGGACGAAACGCAAAAAACCTTTCGCGCGGGCGGGGCCACGGCCGGCGAGATCGCATGGGCGACGGCCATTCGCGCCGACTTCCGCTGCTATCAGCTGAACGACGCCATCGCGGAGAAGGGTGACGCGGCCCGGCTGCACTTCGGCGTCGGCGCGAAGAGCGTCTACGCCAAGGGGATCGCCGCGGGCATCGCAGACTCGTTCCGCTATGCCTTCCTGTGCCGCGACCGAGCCTACCGCAACGAACCAGTCCCGGCCGACTTCGAAGTGATCGAGGGCGTCGAATTGATCGTCGAGGATGCAATCGACTGGAACCCGGTCCCGCAGTTCGAGGCGGACGGCACCACGCCCAAATACAATTGGGGTATCCGCTACGACGAGCTGCAGGCGTTCCTCGCCTACTGCGGCGTTTGAGCTGGGGCGCGTGGCCATGGCAGAAGTCAGCGGCGGCGAAGTAGCGACGATCATCGGGGCCATCGTCGGTGCCGGCGTCGCGGTCGGTGGCGGGATCAAGTGGGCCGTCACGACGCGCGCCGGCCGGCAGAAGATGGTCGACGAGGCGGTTGAGGCCGTGGTGGGCGACCTCAAGGCCAAGGTGATCCAGCTCGAGGGGCGGGTCGCGATCCTGACCAACGGCTGCACCATGCTCATGGGCGAGGTCGCGCGGCATGTGCCCGACTCCCCGGTCCTGCGCGAGGCGAACCGGCTCTTCCACATGGCGTTCGACGTGCCGGTCGGAACGCCGGACGTGATGGCGGACCTGATCGACGAGCTGCGCAAGGTGCCGTCGCGGTGAGCGTGGCGCTGCTCTGTGCGCGGCTGGCCTTCTACGGCTCGGGGACCGCGGTGTTCGTGACGGTGCTGAAGCTGGTCGGACCGGTGGCTTGGGGGTGGGTATGAAGCTGAAAACCGGACCGCGGGCTCAGGCGCTGATGCACCATTTCGAGGGCGTGCGGCTCAAGGCCTATCTCTGTCCCGCCGGCGTCTGGACGATCGGCTACGGCGACACCGGGCCGCATGTGAAGCGGGGGCTGGTCTGGACCAAGGCGCAGGCCGATGCGGCGTTCGCTGCCCGCCTCGCCGACGAGTTCGAGCCCGCCGTTCGTGCCGCGATCGGTTCGGCGCCGACTGACCCGGCGCAGTTCGGCGCGATGGTCTCGCTCGCCTACAATATCGGCGTCGACGCGTTCCGTCGTTGCTCGGTGGCGCGGCTGCACAAGGCCGGCGACCATGCCGGCGCTGCGCAGGCCTTCCTGCTCTGGAACAAGGCCGGCGGGCGCGTCATGCCGGGTCTGACGAAGCGGCGCCGCGCCGAAGCCGCGTTGTACCGCGGCGACTTCGCTGAGATGGTGCGCATCACCGGCGGGGCGCTGGCGGCATGACCGCCGACCTCCCACCCGCCGAGGAGCTGCAGCGCGAGCCCGAAAAGCCGACGCCGGGCTATCGGCCGCTGCTCTGGCTGTCGGTCGGCATCCTCACCGCGTTCGTCGGCGTCACCGGCTGGACCCTCGCGCACGACGCGACCGGAGCGGCGAGCGCCGGGCTGATCCAGACCTGGAACAACCTGGTCGTCGGTGTCGGCGCTTTCTGGTTCGGGTCGACTGTTGCGTCGAAGGTCCAGCGCCTCAAGGGAGACAGATGATGAAGCCGTTCTGGAAGAAGAAGCGATTCCTGCTGCCGCTCGCCACCGTCCTGCTCGGGCTGGTCGGGGTGAAGAACCCCGCGGTGGTGGCCGACATCGGCGCCGATGTCGTGTCGATCGTCAACGGGCATTCGCCGGACTAGCAATTCCTCCCCAGGGAACGACTGGCGCTCGGGTCTCGGCTCGGGCGCCTATTTCTGTACGGTGCGGTTGTAGGCGATCTGCGCCGCCTCGCGCGCCGAATCGGCATCGACCACCTCCACCTGCACCACCATGCCGGCCCGCCTCATCTCCTTGGCGATGATGATCGCGATCGAGCCGGCGCCCATGGTCTCGGCGCGCCGGGCGAAGCGGTTCCGGGCGTCCTGCGGCGTCTTCTCGATCGCGCGGGTCAGGAAGGCGCGTAGAGCGTCGTCGTCGAGGTCATGCATCATGCCGGCAGCCTCAGCCCGGCGAGGCCGCCACAGCGGCACTGCGGCGAGCCGTCGACCATCACGAAGCCGTCGGATGGGCTGAGCGCGCCGTCGACCGCGGCAAGCTCGCCGGTCGCGCCGCAGCTGCCGCATTCGAGGGGAAGGCCGTCGTCGTTGGCGGGCGGTTGGCGAATCATCGGAATAGAGAACACATAAAGAACAGACGTGTCGAGTCCCAAGCCCGCCTGTTCAAATGAACTGGGGCGCTCTGGTAAGTAATACTCTAAGTTGTTGAGGGTGTTGGGGCGACCTACGGGGATTGAACCCGCAACCTCCGGTACCAC